GTGGGTACCTAATAGGGTTGACAATAAAAACCCCCGGTAAACCAACGAGCATGCTCGCAGTCTACCGGGTGTTTCGTCAATATGACTAGCTATGAGAACGATCACATTATTATAATAGCATTTCTTATACTATGTGTCAATTAATGATTCTGTTGTAGTACCGATAATGGGTATGTAGAAGTTATTTCTGCAATTTTGTTTGCAAGATATGGACTCAATATTTTATACCCTGTTATTGATGGATGCAGATCATCAAGAAGAAGCGCACTTGCTGTTCTGGCATTTAATGGGCAACTACATCTAGGATCGATATATGGAACATCTTTTGCTTTGCAGATATCAATGATCCTATCACATAATGCTCCGAGGCTATAACCAGCATTATTGTTTGAACCATACGCAAAACGTGTTGATACATCTCCATGGTCTGTTCTTACTATTGGTAAAATAATTATTGGTGTGCAACTACCACCCGTAGTTCTGATTCTGTTTAGTATGTAATTAATAGCACCACAAACTGTTTCACGAGATGGATATACATCATTAACAGAACCTATTGCCATATTATTTCCATAATCATTTGTACCAAAAGCGAAGACCGCAACGTCATAATCACTAAAATTGGTATTATCTGCTATTGATATTGCGTATGCAGCATCAGAAGCTGTTCTGTATAGCCAACCACTACCACTACTTGAAGCAAAAGTAACAGGATTTCCTGTCAATCTTTCAAATACGGATCCATAACGAATATCAGGTGCTGCGTAATAAGGCGAGCTCGTGCCTGTTGTGTATGGGTATCCGGCTGTTATGCTGTCACCGGCAATAAATACTTTATGTGTATGTTTTTTATGAACCATATTATGAAAATTTGAATATGTCTGATAATTGACCTGAACAGCCCATTTATATGTTCCGGTTGAAGATTCCCATGTTATCGGTATAATTGCTCCAGCATCCCATACAGCCGGCTGCCATATTTTCGCCCAATGTACGGTTGTACCGTTTGAAGTGTGTGCAAGATATGGTAAACAAACACCAATATAATATGGTTTATCAATATAAATGTTACATGGTATTGTAACTTCGAGTGATGAACCAACTCTAAGACCAACACTTCTATAAAGAAGTTTACCGGTATCAGGATCAATAAATGCCACGTAAGCGGTATTGCCGTTTGAATTTGCAGTTCCTTTTACTCTAACGCTATTAATATAGCCTTTTGGGTATCTATAATCAGAGATCCAATACCAATCAGTGCTTGTCAATGCCGATGATATTGATTCTATTGGTATTGAATCAGCGGTATATGCAATTAACGTGTCATTAATAATACCATCCATTTCGGTTGTAACTTTAAAGGTTCCTGAAGTATAAAAATTTATATGCGCTGCCGGTTCTATTGTCGCATTAGCAATTGTAGCTACAACAAAACGCGCATAACGCGCATTATCAGGTATTGTTAATGTTATTCGGTTAGTTGTCCAATCGACGGCGAAAGTAGGAAGAATTTGCTTGTTAGCATCAAAGTATGCAACGGAAAATTTATAACCGTTGGAAACACTTGCGTTAAGCAATTTAAAACTCTGTAGATCTACATATTCAACTGTTCTGATACGTGTTGTACTTGCGAGGTTATTACCGGTGAAATCATCAATAGAACCCTGTTCCCAAGTTATACCATTAAGAATTGAATAATTTAGATCACCACCAATAGCACGAAGCATATCATTATTATATCCGATTTTATCACCTGTGACTTTAGCGTCAGCAGCTGCACCAGCCACTGTAAGGCTTGAATCAACAACAACGTTAGTCGGTTGTGTGATATGTGCATTTAGCCATGCTGTAGTCTGTGAGCTTAAAGCTGGTGTAATATGATCAAGAAAACCCTGCGACCATATAATGCTATTCACGTTATTTCTGACCGCTTCAGTTAAATCGAGATTATCGAAATAAGTGTTTACATAATTCTGAAAGTCAGTTAAAGCATCTCTGGTATCATTATATAATGTGTCCCAGCGGTTTGTGTTTGCCTGCCATTCATCAGCAAGCTGTCGAACAATTTTGATTAATTCATCCATATTCATTTCGTGAAAATTAGAATATGGAAACTGTCTGAAGATCCCCATTGTTTTTCTCCTTTAATAAACCATTAAGCAAAAACGTTTTTTAAATGATTCTGTGATATAACTGATCAGATTAAAATCTGCAATTTCACGTTCTTTTTTAATAAGATCCTGTGTTGCTGTAACTCCAATATTACCGGTTCTTCTCTCTGTTCGTGTTCCGGTTCTTTCAGAATTATAACCGTCGTTTCTTGTATTTGAAAACGTTTCATCTTCACTTCCTGTACCGGATGAAACTGTTTTCTCATGGTCTGCCCAGGATGTTTCATTAAAACCTTTTACAGAATTAGTATCAGTATTATTAGATGTTATATCATTATTTCTTTCTGAAGCATCTGTGATAGTTCTTGTATCTTCCTGATTATTAGTATCATTTATAGTCACGTTTGCGTCAACATTCCAGATCGGATTATAATCTAAATCTGTAGTGTTATACAATTTCTGCCATATTTTAAACTCAGAATTACACCACGTTGTGATAGCTGTTTTCATAATATCAAAATCAGGATAGATAATTTCGAGTTCCGCACACTTCAGCATGATATCATTTATAGCGTCTGTTCTGTTCACACCTTCCGGCACTCTAAACCCTGAAAAAATATCAGGATCATATTCATACATTCCTTGAATTGACATCCACATTTCTGTTAATCTCCTGTCTGAAGTTACAAGTGATATTTAAATTAAACATCTTATTGACTTTATCAAGACCGTCATTGATAGTTTCAAGCCATAATGATGCTTTTGATCTAGTATCGATATCATTAGCTTCTACTTCATTATCTGTAACCCCTGATTCTTTAGCCATGTTAATATTAGGTATTCCAATTTCAGTACAAAATCTGGCATCTATTTTAGCCATATTCTCAAGGATATCTGATACTATGTAATTCTGTTTCAGATTGTTCTGAAAATTCGTCCAAAGCGGAGTTCCATCTTCCGCAAACAGTTTTTTATCAATAAATACTGCCGGATTCCCTTCATTTATCTGATCATACATCTTTTTAAATGATTCTGCAGTAGTTTTATTTTCTGCTGCAAAAACATAGGCAAGTTTGCTATTAACCATATTAGCTGCCATCGATTCAGTAGCAAGCGCCAATAAATCTGCATAATATGATATTATATCCCATACAGATCCATAATCAGGTTGTATCTTTACGAGCTCGCACTCCAGACCAATTCTAGGCTGTAATATTCCCTTTAATAATGGATTAGCTATGCTGCAGTTAGTCGGTCTGTAAAACACATCATAACCAAACAGGCTGCAATGCTGCGGTATCACACCAAATTTATCAGTTCTTATTACTGCAACATATCCCCATATAAATAAGGTGTAAAGAAAATAATCTTTTGACCATGTTTCAGGTATATTTTTAAATTCATATACCGATAGTATTTTCTGTGCAAGATATTTTCTAAAATACCACGCTGCAGCGTTATCCTGACTATGAACCGTTGAAGGCTTTATATGCGCATTATATTTATTTATAAAATCATAGCTGAAAGTTTCATTCATGATAAAATACCTTCATTCCATGCAACAAATAACAATAACTTCTTTTTCTTTTTATTATCTTCATTACTCATAATAAAAACCACCTTCAAGATAAGATCTTATTTCTGCATCTTCTTGCGCTGTTCCATCTGTTGATATATCTCCATCCTGAATCAGCATATACCCACCAAGTTCTCCTAGATTTCGCATTTTGCAAAGTGGTCTGCCGTTATGATTATTATCATCTTCAACAGGTCTGAAAAATTGATGATCTAATGAGAAATTAGCATTAAGTGATTCATATCCTCCGGTAGTTCCTATTGTATTAGCTCTGGACATCAAACTCTGAATTGCGTTTCCTATTCCGGAAACAGATCCTAAAGCAGCTCCCGCTGCACCGCCTGAAGCATAACCGCCCATAGCACCTGTAACTGCACTTGCAGCACCATTAACCGCTCCAATATAATCACGTGTGACCTGTGATAAAGAAATTGGTACACCTAATTGCGCTTCAATTCTATTCATAGTTATACCCTGACAAGAAACCTTTAGTAATGCCTTACCATTTAATGGATCTATTGTTATTTCTGTATATAATTTGTCAGCATTACAAGTTAATGAAGTATCAACATCAATAACACCAAAAGGAGGCATTGTTAATGTTAAATTAGTGTATGGAGCTGAATTAACATAATTACCACGAACCGTTGTATCAGGATGTTTTTTGATCTCAAATTCGTAGTTTTTTGTAATAACAGGTCTTGATGTTAATTGCCTTCCTCGAAGTCCGGTATCCCAATTATATATAATAGCATTTGCTGATGAATCAGGATATATAGGCACATCAACTAAAGCAACAGGCAGCATTATACAAGACTTTATATATTGAAGCGGATTAACAAGTGATAGCTGAAGTGCCGGTGCTGCGTCCTGAATACTAAAGCCATTAGCACTGTTAGTAACATCATCAAGTATCTGATCCTGCAAGTTAGTACATACTGTAGATAATTCTGTTGGTGTCATAGCATAATAAGCAAGAGAACCTATATTAGCATTTTTTGAAACACAACCTATTATACAGCAATAATAAGTCCATGGATTAAGAATTGTTGTATCATCAACAGCACAACCTGTTTTTGCCGGATATAAAGTATCAATGATCCTGCCATCATGTTCAAGGCTTGCTCTTAATACATATCTGGTAGATTCTCCAATTTCCGGTTTATACGTTGCCAAAACATCGACCTTCATTGAAGCTGTCCAAAGACCATCTTCAAAAGTCCATTCTTCAATAAAGTAGTACCTATTATATGCCGCAATTTTAGCGTAATTATAAATAGATGGATCTGAAGTCAAACCAAGATTAAGCTGTATTTCAGGGTGAATGATCGAAGATCTGTCTTTAAGAACGCAATTATATCTCGTACCATCTCCAGATGGTCTTAATGTTGAATTCTCTTTTTTTCTTAATGTATAAAACGCAACTTGAAAACTCATTTTATCTACCTTTATATATTGCCGGCTGCAGCATTAAAGCTGCAAGACCGGCGACCAAAGAATGAAAAAGATGAAAGCTTAATCAAGAAGAAGGACAACACCTTTTTCTGTGAAGTCATTCCACCATCTTTCTGTGAAGTGATGGAAAGTATTCCAATAACCACCTTTAGCGTTAAGCGGTGTAGTAGCTGACCATTCATTAACAGTAGTATAACCAAGCGCATCTCTATCGAAGAGCACGCCTGCAATATTCGTAATGCTCTGTGCTTCCGCTGTTTCGATAGTGCCGTCAGGCTTCATGTATGATGGTGTAACATTAATTGCCATTGGTGAATCTATACTCTGCCAGTAATTAACATCTTCCACATCTGCATATTTAAGGAAATTGTCATTATATGTGTCAGCAAGAACCCTTGCTTCCATTTCCTTAAGAAGTGGTGCATAAAGATAGATCTTCTGCAGCTCTTTTGGCGTATGCCTGTTAATAGTCTTTCCTGTAACGTTGATCTGATACTTCTGACTTCTTTCTGTCATAAGTGAAGAAATAGTAGCAACTCTGGCATACATCCACTTGATGAAATTAGGGAAATTAGCCGGTGCATAAACTGTTGCCGGTGTAAGCGTCTGACCTGTTGCGCTGTTATACTCTGTAACAAGATGAATAACTCCATTATTAGCAGCATTTTTGCCACCAATGAAGTTACCTATTGTCATACGTGCAATAGATTCATGAGCCTGCTCGATCATATCAGATATATTCTGTACTACCATTGACATGAAGCGCCCAAACTCTGAAGGACCTGAAAAGGCATTATCTAACTGATCTTTAAAAATAGTGTAATTCTTTTCAAATACATTCTGACCATAGAAATTAGTCTGAAGCACGTTAGGCTTATTTACCTTATACATATCTACAGACTGACCATCTACAAGATCGAATCTAACGTCATTATCAAAATCTTTATCAGCGAGTGACAGCTTTCTTACGATAGCTCCCCACTGTTCCTGATCAACTTTGATACCGCCAAATTTTCTGTTGTACGGTCTGATACTGAAAATTGTTTTGCTGACCATCTGCGTGATAGCATTAAGTACCGGATCATAACCAGCCTGCAGCGTTGTTGTCGCAACTGATACAAATTGCTCTGTAGTAAGAGGCGCCGCCGCTGTTTCACCCGTTACCTGCTTTCTGACGTTGTTAAGGATCGCTGCAGCGTCCTCAAAACTCATCGTGTTTACTCCTGCCATTTTAAATACCTTCCTTTTTATTATTAAACGGATTGATTATATTTGCCACGGCAGTTTCTGCCGTTGCTGTCTGTTCTCCAGCCCGATTGCTTGCCATGATGTTTGCTGCAATAAATTCCTTTTTAAGATCATCGATAGCAGTTTTAAATTCTTTTACTGCTGCTGTCATCTCATTATCTGTTTCAGGCTGCTGCGGTTCCGGTTCCTGCTGTTCCTGCTGCGGTTCCAGTTCCTGCTGTTCCTGCTGTGGTTCCGGTTCTTTTGTCATTTCGATTATCTCATCTTTAGTATAACCAGCATCCAGCAATTTAATGATTTCATCTACTTTCATTTCTTTTCTTTCTCCTTCATTCTGTTGATATTCCACTGTACTAATTTATAATCAGAGCCGAGAAGTTTTTTTCTCTGTTCTCCATCTCCAAATTTACCATTTCTTGCCTGTTTTGTCAACTTGATGATCCTGTTCGCTTCTTTTTCTACTATTTTATAGTCTTTTCCTAAAGCCTTTTCAGGATCCTTATAATTACCGGCAATAAACTTTTTGATCATAGCATCATAATCTTTATCATCTTTTTTATCATCCTTAACATCTTTATTGGTTATTTTATAATTAGGACGATAAATAGCATATACAAATTTTTTAGGTCTTGTTCTTTCCAATACCTTTGACTGTTTAGGATCTCCGCTGCCGGTATTTCCTTCAATGGAAATAACGCTTGATCCTTTATGACCTTTTACTATTCCGATGTGATTTCTCTGGACGCCATCCCAGGAATAAATAACTATATCGCCTTCTTCAATATCAGATATTTTTCTGATCCTTTTACAGTGCCTTCTTAACCAATCTTCAGCAATTCCGCAATTACAGACCTTTTCACCATTACAGAATAATTTACCAGCGTCTGCTTCTTTAAATACATACCATATTAATATACAGCACCAGTTAACAGTATATGAAAGCCCATATTTATTACAGAAAAACAAACCTTTTTCACCTATATGCTTTTCTGCAATATCAACAATATATTTTCCTGACATTTTATTCATCTTCCTTCTTAATGATCATCTGAATAAGTTCTTTAAGACTTGTAAGAACCTGCGTGTTATCTTCAAGCGTCTGCCTGACACCCTCTATTTCTTCCTTATGCCGTTCTTCCTGTTTATTCACGAACCAGAATAAAGCACCTGAAGCGACTATTGGAAAACCTAAACTAGCCACGAGCTGACCAACTACCTGTACATCCATTATTTTTTCTCCTTCCTAAAATAAAAGAATCGTAGTTTATCACGCTGCCCAGGCGTGTGTAGCTTCTTCCGGAAGTGGACTTCTACAACTACGATTCCTTCTATTAGCAAGTATAAAGTATAAATAAAGATTTTGCAAGCATACTTTCAAAAGTGACATGATCTCTCATATAGGCACTATATAATAGCATACCAAAATTTTTAATATATTTTTTTAAGCCGATTTCATCAGATCTGAATACCGCTGCCGTTCCTGTCTTATGTTCTGATACGTAATATTCACGTTTTGACTTATGCTTATATATATTTATCTCTCCTACTGTACATAATAATTTATATTCCTTAAGCGGTCTTGACTTGATTCCAGAATCATCATTATATGAAAAATCATTATTTAAAGCCATTTCTGAATATGATCCTGAAGTTATTTTATATAATGCAGTATTTGATTTTTCTTTTGATATTGTAGATTTTGACAGCATCACTAACAGGATCCCTTTTTTCTTATCGATATAAAACTCCTGACCATTAAGCGACATTTTTTCACATATACCAACTAACCCAAGTTCAAGAAAAATAGGATTTGCAATATTGAATGCATTGGCAAGACATAGCACCTGCAGCGGTTTAACTCCTGCAAGTTCTCTGTTTCTGTTTATTGTTTCATACGCATTAAGAAATGCCGTTCCTTCATTCTTCAGATTTCTTTCATGCTTCTCAGGTATAAACTCATCATATATTAATAATGTAACATCTGATGAATCAAAACCCCGCATATTGGAAATAGTAGATAATGCGCACGTATAACCGAGCAATTTATCTTCTACATCTTCTCCCCTGTTCTCATATATTGCTGCATTATATTTAGAAATTGATTTTACATAGATCTCTTTTCCAATATCTCTGCATATTGTCTTAAACGGATTAAATTCCGGCTTATTGATAAGATCACATTGCGCCTGCGTTCTTCTCATTAACATGATTCTTTTATCCAGATCATAAGCAGTTTTCAAAGCTCCATATGTTTTACCGGTTCCTCTACCGCCTACAACAAAATTGAAAGGCATATTATATGATAATATCTTTTCTACGTTCAAATAGCCGTTATCCAAATAAATCGACATTGTATCACCTCTATATAAAACAAGGATCCTGTTAATCAGGATCCTATATCTGCGCCCTTATCAGCTTCTTAAATTGTTTGATTCTATTCAATAGTACAAGTAAGATAATTCCTACCGGCTCTTGAAGTATTCTGAAATACTTTGATAAGTCCTACATTCTTTCCAAAGATCCCTACGATCTCTCTAAATTCCTTGATAAATGTCTTTGATATTGTACTGAAGATCTCACCATCTGAAGTCTGAATTGACAGAACAACTTTTGTTTCTCCTGTTGTTTCATCCTGTGTTTCGTACTCCATCCATGCTGCTACGTCCAAAACGCTGCCGGCTGCTTCTGTCATCTTCTGCGCTTCAGGTGACTTCATGAGTTTGTACTGATCTCTCGCTCCGAGATCCTCTGGAAATACTGAATTAACGTTCATCTTTTTTTTCTCCTTCCTTTACCATCCGAATATTTTTATTAGTGCCTGTCCGTGAATTGCACGCACCTGAGCGGATGATAATTTAACAACTGAATTGAATTTATACTTATTATCCTTTACAGAATAAGTATCAAAGTAATATTTTCCTTTTGTTGAATATATGTAAATATATCCAACCTTATTGTCATAATCATATAAATCAAAGATCATTTTAAATTCTCCAATAACCATTTAGCAGTTTCAGGATCATCTTTAAAAGCCATTTCAATAGCATCTACCACTGAAAGATCATGCGCCCACCATTCACCATTTACTACTACATCTGTATAATCGTAATCATTTGAAACAGTGTAATAATTTTCAATTCTGATTTCAGCATCAGGATATTTACCAAAACCAATATTTTCATAAATTATTGTTTTTTTCATTATAATCGCTCCCTTCTTTAATTTACTTTATTGTACCATAATTATTTAAACAAATCAAGCCAAATTGCCGGATTATTTAGAATTTTTCTATACTCTCCTGTTATTCCGAGAGTATAACTTGATTGTCTGATAAAAACGTTTGAAGTGATTTTTACTGCTCCTTCAGGCTTCTTAATTTCCTTTATTACAGGATCATCATTATAAACAGCATCAGTACCGCCAGCCGCTTTAAATATAAAACCTTCTTTAAATTTGTTTATAGTTTTCATTTCTGCAGCGCCTTTTGTTTTTCCAACTCCTGCAATGGTAATATATAAATTATCATCCTGATCGGTATAAGCGTACTTTTTAGCGCCTAAAGTTATAAACTGTTTATAAGTTCCCTCATAATCAAAAAGCCCTAGATAATAACGTTTGCCTTCCTGATCATCAGCATAACCGCCATTCTTTAAACTGTCTTTTTTTCTTTTTCTGTTATAGCCTGTAAAATCTACATTACCATGATCAATAAACTTTACCGAATCAGTATCGCAATAAACAAAATCATATCCACACTTTTTAATAGCTATTTCTAATTGCTCTCTTGCTCTTGCACAAGTCCAAACACCCCAGGCATAAGATAAAAAAGCGTGTTTATTAGATTTTTCCAACAATTCCGTTTCAGGATCTTCTCTTTCAGTAAAGATATCATCAATATAATCAATAGATTGTTTTACAGGACTTTGTACCGACATACCATAAATAGAATTAAGCTTTTCTTTAGCCTTATGATAAAAAAGCTCCTGACCTTTTACATTCTTTAACAATGTTTTCTCCTGATAATATTTCTGTATAACTTCACGCATTGGTAAAGGCAGCCTGCCATATCTGCAATGATAAAAATCAATTATTTTAGCATCATCAAAAGTGTATTCATCCAATATGATCTTAAAATCTATATCAGTTAATGTACATTCCAGATAATCAGCATCAAGGATCCTACCGTTATCATTATCAAATCTTCTTAAGTTCCTGCATTTATGTTTTGCAATATAAGGACAACCCCACATAGGATCCTTTAATCTGATACCCCAAAAAACTATTCTGAAGATGCAAGCTCGCTTCTGTTTATATATTTTCCTACAGGCTCGCTCAATATCCACATCACCTTCATATATCCAATCACCCATTGGAAAAAGTTCATTTAACTGAACATCCGGATAAGACGATACCCTGTCATAGGATGATACATTATCTAATAACATATCAGTATAATATCTATTAGAATGAGTATTACCACCCCTGAAAGCTTCACGAAGCAAACAGAATAAATCATAATCAGGCAGCATATTATTCAGTTTATTCTTATTAAAATGCCTCATAGCTGCTTTTACATCTCTACGGACAAAGCCAGTAGAAGTCATAGGAATCGTATAAAAGTTGTCATCTTCCAATTTGAAATAGACCTTAAGCGCCTGGACTAAACTAATTACATCTGTAATGCAATAAGCAAGTTCATAAGCTGATAATTTAGTCCATGAATAACGCTGCTTGCTATAATCAAATTTATCACCTGAAAGCTTTTCAGTAACGTTCATTCTTTTTGTAAATTGTTTTAATGATAGATTAGTAAGCCTGTAAGAACATCTAAATTCAAAGTGTGAAAACATTTCACACTTCAGTACCTCTCTATAATCAGTAGCAAACACTTCATCTTTCTGAAATGAATAAACACCTTTTAAGAATGAAAATTCATAAGATAAGTTATGAACGTATATCACTAAGTAAATATCATCAGATAGTCTTTCAGATATCTCATTTAAGAATAATATCCATTCATCCCATGTTCTGCCGACTACAGTAGTATCTTCAATTTGAAATTGCCATATATACATAAAAGCCTGATTGATCATCGGATCATTAGTAGCTTCTATATCAAAAGCAGCAAAATAATTCAGATATTTTCTTTTTGTTTTACGTGTTCCCTGATTTCCCTTTTTTCTTTTCTGCACATCAGGATCCTTAAAATAATGATCATAATCAAAATTATTGATATTATAAATCGTTAATCGTTCCATTTCTTAATTAGCCTATTCAACCTTTGATTGGAAAAAGTCTTACCACCTTTAGAAGGCTTGACCTTTTCCAGATCCGAAAGATGCTCTGTAAAAATATCTAAATTCTGTTTTACTTTTTCAACCGGAATATTTAGTCTTTCTGCTTCCTGCATTACATCCAGAGCATCTCCAGAATCAAATATCTTATCTGAATACTGTTCTCTCATTTCATCCATAAACTGAATCAGTTTATATGTATCATCATTATTCTCTACAAGATCGCCATAACCTTTATTTCTCATATCTTCCCTGAAGTCGTTAAGAAACTTCTTTTCTCCGGAAACCGTGGTTCTCTGACTTCTTAAAAACTTTGAAACATCCGCAAGCAGTGATTCAACTGTTGCATTGCTGGCATTGATCTCTTTGATCGTTGGAAACCTGAAGCCTGCTCTGGCCTGCATCCCTATCCCCTGCGCTGCCTGTCTTTCTAATCTTTTATTAGCAACAGACCTTAAAGCAGAATAAGCCTTATGTATCGCCCCTGCAGTCATTTTACCTATTTCAGATGGTATGAATAACTTCATAATAAATCACTCCCCTATCGCAAAAATAAGGCATACATAAAGCCATATTCCGACACATATACCGGCACCGATAAACAAATAATAAATCGATAATAAGATATCTTTGATTTTCTTCTTATTCATTCTCAGCATTTCTAAACATCTCCTTTAAAATCAATTCTTTTACAAAGCCGGATATATTGCCGGCTTTATTAGTAAGATACCAATAGATAAGATCATCGTTATGATCTCCAATTTTAAATTTGATAGATACCTGTTTATATCTGTCTTTCTGATAATACCACGAACCTTTTTTCATTAGTCATCACTCCATATCAAATACCATAAATAACATAAAACAATAAAGCAACAAATATAAATCTTAATCATAATCATCACCCTTTATTATTGTACAATAATAAAAAGACCTTGACAAGACATATAATATTAATTTATTATAATAATGTAAATGTCCCTTTACTCAATCAACTGAACACCCGGTAGACTGCGAGCATGCTCGTTGGTTTACCGGGGGTTTTTATTGTCAACCCTATTAGGTACCCACA